TTAATTAACGATTCTGATTGGGGTGACCCACGCGAGTATGATTTAAAGATAACTCGAACGGGGGACGCTTTGGAGACTAAGTACACGGTTAGCCCAAAGCCAAAAAAGGAAATACCAGAGGCCGCCAAGTATGAGTTTGAATTAATGAATATCAAACTAGATAAATTAATTACAGGCGAAGATCCATTTGAAGGATGAGTACGCAAAACGGAGAGCCAGACATAGGCCCGACATTCGAGGAATTTTGGGACTTATACGACAAGAAAATTGATCGTAAGAAATGCTTAAAAGCATGGCAAAGACTTGACCCAATGACGCGACAAGAGTGCATTTACCACGTTGTTAATTATGTAGAGTCTACACCAGATAAACGATATAGAAAAAATCCATTTACTTATTTATTTAACGAGTCTTATTATGACGAAATTATCCAGACAAGAAAGTCAAGGCATAGGGCTGCCTTTGAATACATCATTGACCACTATAATCCGTGAAGTTGAGGAAAAGAAAGAGGTTCAGATGGCTTTATCTGGTGCTATGTACGGCGTCGCTAATATGTATAGCGACGTCGATATCAAAGCGCTCACGGCAACGATGGACGCCTTTTATAGAGAGTTCCAATATGAGCCGCTATCTGTTTTTATAGATGTAATAAACGACTTTAAAACAGGCAAAGTCAAAGTCTTTGGAAGGATAACGCCGACCCAGATACGCGAGAGCATAATGGATAAATTGGATAAAATAGCAAGAGAGCGCGAGAATGCTCATTTGGATAGAAAGGGGGACGCGGGAACGCGTTCAACCCTTACTTTACGTGAAGCATTGGCTAAGGTAACGACTCAGAAATGATCAACAGCAGAGCAAAAGGCCACGCATACGAGTTGCAAATAGTCAACAGGCTAAAAGATTTAGGCTATGACGCTGTGACTAGCAGATCAGAGAGTAAAAGAATGGATGATTTAGGCGTTGATATTATCGACAATACTGATTTTTATATACAATGCAAAGCCGTTGAAAAGTTAAAGCCTAGCTTGCACGATATATTAGCGCGAATGCCTACTGATAAAGTGCCTGTCGTATATCACAAACGAAATAACAAATCCACTGTTGTATCATTAAAACTAAAAGATTTTGAGAGACTACTATTACAAACCCGCGATTGATCCTTTTATAACCTACGAATTAGCGCGGAAGGAATACCTAGAAAAAAAGATAAAAAAAGAAAATTATATTTCATTTTTAAAAAGACTTAGATATTATGAACGTAGACGAAGCACTTAAATTATTGGAGGCAAAAGTTGAGGATGATATCCACGACTTGACGCCGAAAGATAGGCTTTTATTTTGGGCGAACTTGCTCGAATTTAAGAAAGCTAAAATCCAAAGAATACCTTTTCTAGTACCAGAAAACGATGCAAAAATTATAATAGAATATGAGGACTATAAGACTACGGCACACGCGAGTATTTCAAAGCCTGTGGACAAGCCAGAAGAGGATTAACGCATTCAGAGGCGGCGCAAGGTCTAGCAAGACTCACAGCATTTTACAAGGTATTGCCATCTGGTTAGCCTCTGGGTATTTCGGTGATGACTATGTACCCAAAGGCACGTTCTCAGTAATTCGCGAGACCTTACCCGCACTTAGGGCGTCAGCTTATAAAGAGTTTATTTCGTTACTTCAAAATATGGATATTTATTATTACGTGGATCATCGAAAAACGTTATTGGAGTTAGAGTTTGAAAACAGGATAGTTCAGTTTTTTAGTACGGATGACCTAAACAGCGCTAAGCTGAGAGGTAGACAAAACACATTCTTTTATTTAAACGAGGCAAATACAATACCTTTTGAGGCGTTCAATCAATTAATAATGAGATGTGAGCGTTTTGCTATCTTGGATTATAATCCTGCGGGAATAGAAAATTGGTGCAAAACATACATAGAGGATGACCGCCAACATTGGCCAGATCAAGACGTTAAACTTGATGTAAGCACCTACAAAGATAATCCCTATATCCCTACAGAGATGGTCAAGGAGATTGAAGGCTTAGCCAAGACAGATATAGATTTATATAATGTATATTCTCAAGGGCAATGGGTGCAGTCCAGAAACCTAGTCTTTGAGAAAATAAATATTTGTCAAGATGTGCCACAGGGTAAAGTATTTTACGGCATTGATTTTGGATATAATGACCCTACGGTATGCGTAAAAGTTACAAAGGTAGACCAAGCCATATATATAGAACAAGTATTTTATAGGACTAAAATGCTTTTAAAAGACATAGCCGAGGAACTGCACGCAATCGGAGTACATAAGGTTTACGCGGATAATGAGCCTAGGACGATCAAAGAATTGCGCAACAGAAATTTAAGAGTGAAAGCCGCTAAAAAAGGCAAAGATTCAATTAGACAGGGGTTAGGATTTATTAGGACTCATCAAATATTTATACATGAGGAGGCCTTAGAAACCATTAAAGAATTTAGGGAATATAAATACAAGCTAGATGACCAGAACGATCCTACAGATATTCCCCTAGACTTAAACAATCACAGCGTTGACGCTACCAGATACGCGCTAAGCTATGCACTAAGGGGGGCTGTGACAATACGATGAAACGATTTAAAATACATTATAATGATGATATTATCGGCGGTCAGATACCAGATTCTTGGGAAGAACTAACCGTCAAACAATGGGCATCGCTAAGACCTAACGTGTCAGACCTTGAATTATTGAGCGTGCTATCTGGTATTGATCTGGGATATTTAGAGAACACAGAGGCAGACCTAAGCCCCGCTATTGAACACGTGTACCAGAGCATCAAAGACATGCCAGAGGATCTAAACCACTTAGCCAGAAAGCCGCTAACTATTTTAGGTCATCAAATCAAATTCCCAAAGGATATTAATTTTGCAAGGTATGGCCAAAAGGCTATGGTTAAAAATGCAATACAAGGCGCGGAGGATATGCGGGAGATCGTGTCTGATGTCATCGCGATATATGCGCAGCCTTCAATAGATGGAAAATTTGACAGCGCTAAGCTAGATCCTATTAAAAAAGCTATTGATAATCTGCCTATTATTATCGCATGGCCTTGGGCAGTTTTTTTTTTGAGGAAACTAAACGCGTTGAGGAGGACTTATCTAAGCGATTGGAAGCAATACCAAGCACAGCAGAACAAACAAAAATGAATAGCTTTTATGAAATGGCGGGTTCTAAACGATTAGAAAAATGGGGTGACTTTATGTTTATCGATCAGCTTTGCAAGACTTATCCACAATATACGCACGATAATATATGGGATATGGAACTAATAACCGTCAATAATTTAATTATTTTAAACAGGGAATTGGGGTACGTTAACTCTAAAACTCAAGAAATCCAAAGAAAAACATGAGTATTTCAATAATTGTCTTAATAGTCGCATTCATATTCGGCTTTTTTTTTGCTATCTTTACAGCAATATTCTTTATAATACTTGCTAAATATGAACATCATCGCAACCACTCTGAAAAGCATAATAGAAGGACAGGGGTTGACTTACCTTAGAGCAGCGAACCCAAACGACTTAAATGAATTGGTGGGCAGTTACGACCTATCTAATGGCGTAGGCGTTTACGCTAATTTGCCAACGGTTACTAATACAATGTATGCCCAGACAAATAACGTATTAATGGAGTACGGAGTAGAGGTATATTACCTCAAGTTATCCACAGGAACAGACGACACAGCCACACAAATAGACGTAATTTTAGACGCTTTAAAGCCAAAAGTTGACGGCATGATGGACAAACTTAACGCCTCTGGTATAATCGCTCTAAGCACTTATATAGATGACTACGAACTAGAGGCGATCGAATCAATAAACATTACTAGCGAGGTGCTGTCTGGGTGGAAGCTCAGTTTTTCTATACCTATATTCCGCGATACTTTTGAATGCGCTTAATTTCAATAACGAATATAGAGAGTTCTTAAACGATGTTAAGGACAATTTAATAGCGCAAATTAAAAGCAAAGGGCTAAACGCTACAGGCTACGCAGCTAACACGCTTAGAGTGGTATCAAATCAGAAGCTAGAGGCTGAACTTAGGGGCCCGAAATACCTTAAA